TCCAACCCAGTATTTTGAGATGGTTGTTGTAAGTAAATGGATGCATCCTTGGATGCTGTTATAAATTGATACATTAGACAACCCTCCCTTGTATATCCTTACCTGGATATTTTAATTCAAATACCGATGGGTCTAATGATGGATATACCATTTTCCCTTTTGTTGCTGATTCGATATTATATTTATTTTTAGAATACGTTCCACTACATTTATTTACTATATTACATTTAGGTATTGAAAGTACTCCTTCAACACTACCTATAATTAATTCTAATTCAGAAATGTTAATTGGTTGATTAAATGACCAATCATCTATATTAAAGTATTTTTGTATTTCCGTAACACATCGTAACATTACTTCGTTTTTGTTATATGAGTTATAAACCATTATTTCAAAATCTACACCTATATTAATTATAAATCCATCTAATAAATTAATACCATCTGTCAACAATCTATATTCAGATAAATAAGTTTTTACATTTTCTTTAACTGCTTTATTAATTTTAGCTAAGTTTTTGTTAGAATCATATCCCATTAGATACAAATTAATTGCAAATGGGTTATTTTTTTCTTCTATACCTTGCTTCCCAACTAAAAATCTTTGTAATTCTGTTTTTACTTCCGTTTCTGTTAAGCCTTCTCCACCCAAACTCATAACCAAACCAGCGAACTCATCCAAGTTATCAGGTGAATTTAGTATAGAGGATGGTGAGTTATTATCCAATTCCCCATCAGGTGCACAATACGCTTTAGCTACTCCACCATACTTAGCTGGAAGTGCGAGAGTTCTAACTTGATAATCTTTACGAGTTACTGCTCTATTTTGAGAACCAAAGTGTGCAAGTGCATTCTCTCTAATCTCATCAATAGTTTCAGAACCTCTACCTCCACTAGCTGGTATTTCGTTCTCAACAGCAATTGAATTTTTAACAGTTGCGTACATTTGTAATTCATCTGTATCAAATAATGATAAATCTTCATCAAATGAAATATTCTTAATTCGTTTAGCTTCACTTTTTTTAACATTTGAACTAATTCCACCACCTACTAAATAACGAACCGTTAAAGTTGTATTGGCTGGGGCTTGTCCATATGATTTTGATTTTAAAAAGTTAGCCGGGTCAAATGATGCACCCAATCTATCAATTGAATTGTTTAATCCTAATCCTACATTTTTAAAGTTAGGTAAGAATGTTTCATCAGATGAGGTTGAATTACCTGCTCCAAATAAAATAGAAGTTGTGTTATCGGTATTAACTTGAGCAACAAATCTACGAGATGTTTTAGTTACCCTAAGAATACTTGGTACTGATTCTCTGAACTGAGCTAAATCATTATCAAATTGACTTGTATTGGGATAATCAGTAAACACCATCTCTTGTGCAAGATATGGTACTTCATACCACTTGTTTCCATTTGAATCTCTAATATCATATATTTGAATAATATTAGTATCACTTAAATCAATTCTATCAAATTGCTTGGGTGTTCCAAATGAAGCAGTTATTTCTTTTAAATCAGCTGAAATTGCATTCACAAATTTCCTAACTAAATAATAGGTAGGTTCTTGCAATGCATTACGCTCATATACGGTTACTTCTCTATCGTTTAAATCATTAAAATCTACGAGTTCCGAAGTTCTAAATATAACACCTGAATTTGCTTCGATTTGCATTCCTTCTTGAATTCTAAGGAGGTAACCCTCATCCATTTCAAATCGATTATCACCATCATATAAGTTTCCACTTGCTTTTCGTTTACTTGGTGTAATTTGATATACTGAGAATGTAGTTAATGCAGGTGAGGTAACTTTTGGTTTATATCCAAGATAGTTTGCTAATGCAACTACATTACTTCTATCTTCTGCAGAGTTTAACATTGATTCCTTTAATGTATCATCAATATAGTAAGAAAGTGAATCTCCTAAATAAGATGCCATTTCTATGAACATCATTCCGGGTGAAGATTCATTAAAATCAGAATACGTTGTAGGGAAATATGTTTTAGCATATTCAACGAGGTTATCCTTGAATTGACCAAAGTCCTTATTCATATACTGAATATTTCTTCCCTTGTTTTTTCTATCTGTAGTGTTTAGTGCCATAATATTATTCCTGTACTGTGAATGTAACTTCGTTTAAATCAATTGAATCACCCACTCTAAAAGTTAATTTAAGATTTGCTCTATGCCTATCTTTCATTTCAGGACTCATATCAATATCAATTTCCTCAATCGTAACATACGGTAACCAAAATTTAACTGAATCTATAACTGTTTTTTGAACCTTTGATTCAAACTCATCATCCATTGGTTCAAATAATAATTCATGTAATCCAGTTCCAAACTCAGGTAACATGATTCGTTCACCTTTTCGTGTTAGTAATAAGTTTCTAATATTAGCAGATGCAGCATCTACCAAATTATAGGTAGATTCAAACATAGTAGAACCACTCCTTACAGGATAGGTAAGACCATACGCATGATTATCAAATTCACTATCCGTATCTTTAACTACTTTTTTCTGTAAAGTATATGCCATTTTTATTTACTCCCACAATTACAATTACCACATCCATCATTATCACCCTTAAACAGTTTAACTAAAGTATTAAGTGCGTATATTACAACAAGTATGGTTAATAATTCTTGCATTTATCTTTTAAATTTTTTAACTAACTCTGAGTTATCTCTATTTAATACTCTATCTAATGCTGCTAAGCCAGTTGAAACACCCAATCCTGCTTTTGCTCCTCCTTGAGTAGCTACATCACCGTAACCCATTTTGTGAGCCATCTGAGCTCTCATTGCATCTGTACCACCTGCTCCTAAAGAACTTCCCATATTGATTGTTTGGTCAATATCCGGCTCTGCATCTGCATACGATGGTATATGAGTATTTTCATTAAGTTGTTTCTTAGGAAGATTATCTAATACAGATGCTCCACCAGCTCCAACTGGACCTCCACTACGTTGTGATGCGCTGAAAGGTTTAGTTTCATTTAATATGTTATTAAGAACTTCATTCTTTGTAAAGTGCTTCTGTTCTTTAACTTGTACACGTTCTTGTTCTAAAACTTGATTAGCTTGTTCGAATACATCCACCTCTTGTACCACTTGAGTAGGAGGGGATGAAACACCTCCCTTCAACTCTTTTAATTGTGATTTAAGTTTACGGTTCACTTCTTCTGCTAAAATCTTAGGAAAAGTTTTAGATAAAAAAGCCTCATGTTTCTTAGCTACTTCAGCTTCAACGAGAACTTTTATTAGTTTTGCTAATTTTTTTGAATCCATTGTTTGTTAATTATTGTTATCTTAGTATAAATATATCTTTGTAAGTTTTATAGATTTAATCACAATCATTACAGCAAAGTTGCTTTTCTTTTTTTAATTCTTTTTGTAATTGTGATAATGATTTTTTCATTTGAGCATCAGTATCAGGTAAAGTATTTTTATAATCACCGATGGATTGTATTGCCTTATTATAAAATCGGTTTAAGCCAAGTTTATCCTTTTTACGTTCTGCATCAAGTACCAAAGCTGCCTTATCATCTAATGTTATTGAATTTGATAAACTCTTTCTTAGTTCAGCATTTATAACATCATCTTGATTTTCTAATGCATCTGGACCTAATTTATCTTGGGGAAATTTATTATCAATTGCATTTCGTTCTGCCTCAGATTTAAGTATTGGCTTTGGAATATCTCTAATATCACCACCGCCTATCAAATCAGCTGATAACGGACCATCGCTACCACCCCCACCACCCAATCCAAACATTGGTACATTTGGAATAGTATAACCTAACCAATTAACAACACCAGGAGCAGGTACTGGAGCAATCGGTCCAGGATATAATGAAGTAGTCATCATCATACCTTGAACTGTGAATAAATGTATCGTAGCAAACATAACGAATGCTTCTAAAAAAACTAAAGAAGATTTAGTTGGTATTTCAAATGGTACTTCTGGCCACTTACCTGGATTAGTAACCATAGCTTGGGTTATTATTAAATTTTGAATTGAACCTGGTGCTGGTATAGGGTAGATTGGAAATGGATTCAAAGTAGCCCCAGTCCAATATCCTTCTATTGCTTTACCAACATCGGCTAAGAAATTATGTTTAGATGGTTGTGTTTTTGTAATTGCCTTAGCTTGACCTACCACTATTAAAGGTATCATCAATGCAATGTTTCCAAACAGTATTGAATTCTTACTAATCAACTGCCCACCTCTTCTCATACAAGAATCATACTCAGTAGCAAGTTTGGTTGCAAACTGAACTGGTGTAACAATCCCAATTGGATTGTTCATGAACAACAACATATTTACTTTGAATAAATTCCACGACATGAGATTATTCCGTAAAGTTTTTAGTAGATTTTATTTTATCAAGTTGAGCTTGTATCTTTTTAAATACCGCAACATTAAGAGGACCTGGTGCAGTTGGTCCAGCTGGAGTTGCAAATACTTGTTGTGTTATTGCATCTATCAACTCAGATAATAATGTTACTAATGTTTCACCACGTGCTAATGGTTCTTTTTGACCAGAACCACCCGATTTACCACTATCATCAGTATTCAACCAAATGTTTCCATTGTTTGCAAATACGTAGAAATTAGAATTGTTTCTATCAAGTGTAATGTTTATATCATCACCAAAATCTAAATCCGCTCCACCGAAGCCGTTATCTATCTTAAATGTACCATCGGATATAAATCCATAATCACCTTTAGAAAAAAATAACATCTCTTCTGCTTTAGATGAAAGTATAATTCGTTCTGAGTTAATTAATATTTGATCGTTACCCACATACTCTTCGGGTAATTTATGATTAATTGGATTGGTTTTAAAATTAGAAGAACCACCGGAATCAACTAATCCTGGTTGGAATACCATCTTGTATTTATCAGAAACCATTGCGATGGTAGAACCATCCTTGTTTAGTTCCTCTTCCGTAATATCGTTTTTCTTTAAATCATTACGTGATTCATCATTTTCCCTATTACGAATAATAATAGTTGGAGAAAATTCACTATCAGTATTATTATACCCACTAAAACGAATAGATTGACCGAATCGCGATTGAAGAATTTTATCACCTTCATACAATCTTAGTTTATGTATGTTTTCAGATTTAAAATACTCACCTAAGTTTTTATCACGCTCTTCCGTACCGGAAGTTGCTGTTGATGTTTGTGATACCTCAGAATAATTAGTAGAATTAGCAGTTGAATCATCTGTCTTACTACTTAATTTCTTAGCTGCATTTACTCTTGCATTACCAACGTTTATACTTGCAGCTGGTATTCTTTTATAATACTCACTACCACCTACTAAAACAAGTTGTACAGTCTCCCCTACTAATGGAACTCCCTCATCTGCTATTAATGGTAAGTAAAATGTAAGTTGTTTTTCATTTGTAGAGAAATCATTAACCTTACGAATTCTAGCTGAACCAATTTGTGTATCTACTAACTTAGGATTTTCTTCTCCAGAGTCTACTGTTAATATATTATCATCAGAATCACTTAAAATAACATGATCAACCTCTCCGATATCAACAAGTTTGCCTGCAATTTCTTTTCCAGCTGATGCAGCTTGGTATTTTGTAGCTTGGTCTTTATATCCCATTATTCCCCTACCTTTTGTTTTAACTCCTCTATCTCATGAGTAAGTTCATCTACTTTAATATCTTGTTCATCAGCTACCTCATGAACTGTTTCTTCTAACTGATGTAAAAGTTGTTCTTTTTCATCATCAGATAAAAACCCAACATCTCCTTCTGCTTTTTGAGAAGCTCCGATAATACGTTGAACGATAGCAGCCATTTTAACAAGCGAATCATCATTCTTAATAGATGAATCAATTAAATCTCTTATAATCGGTCCCATAACTGCCATATCACCTGAATGACGAATAAGTTTCTTCATCTCAGCAATCAATTCTGATATTCTTAGTTTCTTAGTTTGTTGGTTATCATAGATATCCTTAAACAAGCCGCCTAAGTCTTTACCGGGAAATAATTCAAATTCTGTGCTCATAATGTTATATAGTATGTTGTATATAAATATACTAAACCAAAAAACCTCGTATAATCTAAACGTTAGACACACCAAACCCACCAAAAGGTGGGCTCTTATATAATCACTTTAAATTTCGATTATGGTTTCTTATTGAATGCTAAACGTGTTTCTAAACGTTGAACTTTTTTAAAAAAGTCATTCCATCCTTATTAACGATAAGTATGTATTAAATTTTAAATTATATTCTTTTTAATAATAAAATTATTAATAACTAATGTATCCATCTCACAATTTAAAAAAGTTTCTATTGCAGATTTGGGGTCCAATACCATTGTTTGGTCTTTTAAATTGAATGATGTATTCAAAACCATTGGATACCCATTATCTATATTAAGTTGCTCTAATAACTTATACATTCTATTATGTTGTTTGTATGTAAGAGATTGAACTCTAGCAGAACCATCTACATGTGTAATAGCTGGTAGAGACTTTCGATGTTCTTCCAGTACGGTAACCACTTGGTTCATATATGGAATTTCTTTATCGTATTTAAAGTATTTAGTCTGTTCTTCTACTTTAACAATTGGAGCAAATGGTCTAAATCCTTCTCTCTTTTTAACCAATCTATTTAATCTAGCTTTCATTTGAGGGTCACATGGGTTTGCTAATATAGAACGGTTACCTAATGCTCTTGCACCAAATTCCATTCTACCTTCAAACCAACCTATAACATTTCCTTCTGTAATTTCTTTAGAGATTATTGGTATAAGTTCCGAATGATTCTTCTTAACAAAGTAAATCTCTTCTTTAAATTTATCCAATTCTAACTCTACTACATTATTTGTATAGTGAGGACCTAAGTATGGTGAGGTATTCTTAGGTCTTTTCTTACCACCATTATAATGATATAAATGTAATGCTGCTCCAATAGCAGAACCTGAATCGGATGGAGCAGGTGGAATCCAAATCTGTTTAAAATTAGAGTTAGCTAATATTTTACCATTAGCAGTTCCGTTATATGCACATCCACCACTTAAACATATTACATTAGATGCACGTAATGCAAATACTCTATCTACTAATCTACCTAAAAGATATTCATATTCATGTTGTAAGGTAGCTGCTAAATCTTTATGGTCTTGTGTAATTACTCCTTCGGGTAATCTATTCGGTATACCAAATAATGAACCCAACCGCCAATTAAACATATGAGTATCAGACCAGTCATACGTAAAGTATTGCATATCTATTTCAAATGAACCATCATCTAAAGTTTTATATAGTTTACGAAACTTATCTAAATACTTTTTTGGATTTCCATAAGGTGCTAATCCCATTACTTTATACTCACCATCATTGGGTTTAAACCCAAGAAATGCAGTAAGAGTAGAATACAACATTCCCAATGAATGTGGAAAATCTATTTGTTGTAATTTGGTTATTCTATTATTTTCTGCGTAGTAAAGTGTAGTAGTTTCAAATTCACCTACACCATCTATTGAAAGTATAGAAGCTCGTTCGTATGGAGAAGTATAATATGAATAAGCTACATGTGATAAATGATGATCTCCATAAAATACATCAACATTCTTATGAGTAATCTTCCTCATTTGAATTTCAATTGTTGTAGTCTTAACTTTATTCCTACGTATAATTTTCTTACGATTAAAATATTCTATTAAAGGACTCCGTTTAACTGATTTTTCAATTCGTTTTAGTTTCTTTTTAGGGTTATCATAAAAGGCAATTGATTGTATATCACTACCTTCTATTTTAAATTCATCATATAACCAATTAATTGTATTAACTGGAAAAGATGAATCATGCTTGATACCCGTGAATCTTTCTTCTTCACAAGCTCCTAACACTTCTCCATCTTTGATTAAGGCTGCGGCTGAATCATGATACCCACAACTTATTCCTAAAATATAACCTTCCATATTCTTTTATAAAAATTCCTCATCAATGTATGGATTAGTATCCACATCTTCTTGAGTAGGTGCCTGCCAAAAACCTTTTTTATGTGGTTCTTTGAACTCACCATATTCATGGTAATCATTTAACATTCTCTTTTGATGTAATTTCATCGTATTAACCACCTTAGTAATATAATGAGTTTTACAATCAGTCATCTCACGTATAAGTAGATATAAATGCTTCTTATTAAAATTTTCTATGTATTCAGAACGTCTAAATAATTCTAATACCGCATCTGCTATTTGTAAATCTCTTTTTTTGGTAAAAATTGAATTTAAATTCTTATCCCAATAAGATAGCATAATAGTTCTAAACTCTTTGAACTCATTATTCTCCTCTACTTCATTAAAATCATTTTCAGGATTCCAAGTTTCCGGCATTTGAGATAGTAGTTGATTTTGCTTCCAACGTTTGTAGTTACCATTGTTCTTTAGAATTAAATGGTTCTTAGCAATGATACTAAAATAAGAAAAAGCCCTACCTTTGCCAGGTTGAAACATATGGATTTTCTCTACCATAGTAGAAACAACTTCCATTTGAATATCCTTTTTAGGTACATCAAAGTAGGAGAATTTAAATGTATTTAAAACATTTTCTGCTAACTTCTCAAATGGATATTTAATCCCAATCTCATATATTTTGGAGCGTTTTACTGGATCATCACATGCATTATATTCAATTATTGCATCCTGAGCAGGTGTTCCAAAATATATCTTGGATTTTTTTCTTCTTGGTCTTGGCATTTTATATTTGATTATTTAATTCTTCGATTGTTTTTTTTAATTCTAAAAAGACAACACCAACCTCATCATCCTTTTCAAATGCTTCTTTGATATCTAAACTTTTCATCTTTTCAAGACACGTTGAAACTTTAATTCGTGTATCATCAACTGTAAAGATAACTCTATCTTCAAGTTGTTCGTTTTGTTTTAATAGGTTTCGAACACCTATTAAGAGTAACAGATTAATTACAGCTGATGTAATTAATCCAATTAAAATGTAATCCATATTATTTTAAATTTAAATTATAACCACTAAATTGATCTAAGTAACTTGTGATTTTTGTACCGTTTCCATCTTTGAAAACTTTACCATGTTTGAAGTATCGTTTAACACTTCCAGCTCCACCTAAATGTGCAGCTGCTAGTATACCACTTTCGGAAATGTACATACCATTAACAGTTTTTCCATCCCATTGAACGATATACTTTTTTAGTAATCGTTTATTACGTTTAAGTAATAATATCATTGCTCTTTCCTGAAGAGTTGGCGAATTGATAAATTCTTTTCTCGATACATCGATTCCAATATCTTTAAGAGTTCCTTTACCAAATTGGTATTTTCCCATATAACCAAATCTATTTACAACATCATATCTATTAGATGATTCTCGATGCCCTATTACGGAGAGAAACAAATCTAATTCATTTATTTTTGCTGTAGGTATAGTGATTTTGTACTGTATTGTTTCTATCGGTTGTGGTTCGATAACGCTAACGGATGATATATCTTCCCTTAACATAAAATTAGTAAAACCCATTATTAATAAAGAGGTTAAACTAATTACTATTAGTTTGTGTATTCTATTCATTGGTGCTCCTTTGAATTTTTATATAATATAAAGATACGAAAAATAATTAACATATCCAAATAAAATTGAAGCTATTTTAAGCTTCACCTATTACTCCAAAGTATAACCCAGATAATAAATCTTCATCATTAACTTCAATACCGTTATCGGTATCTATATCATGTAATGTAGTATTTGTAATCTTTTTTATAGTATCTTCTTGAGATTTAACATTATCACTTATTAACTCATCTAATTCAGTTTCAGTAATCATACCACTTTCTATTATAATATCGCAAAGAGTTTCTACAACTACGCTTTGCATTAATAATCTTTCGTTGAGGTTTTTAATTATTTCCTGTGATGTTGAGTTCATCTAATAAATCTTTTATGGTGTTAATATTCTCTTCTCCGTAAATCAAATTACCAAAGCCTTTTGTTATTGTTTTTTCACTATAACCCATTGCCGAAGCAAGCCTAACACACATAACCTTGTACTCTTGAATATCCATATCATTTGGTACAGTCAATTCTATCTCAGAAGCTTCACGATTGTGTTCAATCTTATCATCTTCCGTATATCTAAATATAAGTTTTCCCATTTTTACAATAATTATAAGATTTCAGCTCCCAATGCTATCATTGGTTCAGCTTTTTTGTACTTCATAAATTCGGTATCACCGTTAAGTAATTTAACCATAACTCTTTCATTTCTACCATATTTCTTAGGAGCAGTAACCGTTGTAGTGTATCTTCTAACCTTATCGGTTATTAGAACTCCATTAAGGTGGTCTATTTCGTGTTGAGCACAAACGCACTCCAATAACCCCTCATCAGCAAAAAACTCATTAGAATCCTTCCATTCGTTTGAATCGTTCGAAAATATAACTGTACCTAAGTTATCACACTCAACTGTAAATGTTTTGTGTCTAACTGTTTTAACTGGCTTTTTCATGGTTTTATCCAATGATAAACATTGTTCTACATAAGCAACCGTATCTTTTGATGCTTCGGTAACTTTTGGATTAATTAAAACCAATGGTTCTTTTACATTTATTACACAGGCTCGAACTTCTAAACCAATTTGATTGGCTGATAATCCAATACCACCGTGTTCAGTTAATGCGTTTAATAGTTTGGTAGATATATCATCTATCTCTACTTGTGTCATTGGTTTACTCGCTAATGGAGTTCTCAATTCATTTGGATTCTTTATAAGCTTCGTCATCGAATATTGTTAATTGGTTTATAACTTCTTTTTTTGTTGATACATCTTCTCCCCAGCCACGAACGTAAACTGTCTTACCACCATCAGGCGATTCAAAGATTTTAGCATCTTTCATTTTTTCTTTTAAGGTATCAAATGATTCTTTACCTTTATAATAAAGTTCTCTAACTTTACTACCAAGTACCATATCATTGGGATACTCTTTTACTAATTTTTCTATATCCATTATGTATCTTTATTTTTTAACAACCAAGATGATGATTGTACCTTATCACCCAACCCATCTATTAATTCTATATTAAATTGATTACATATAGCTTTTTCAGGAATGGTATTATTAGTTTGGTCTCCTCCATTCGCGAATGCTAAATTCAATGAACCGTGAAATTTATTTAATAACATTTTTAACGTTTCGTTTTGAGTTGAATCATCATCAACAGAAATCCAAGCCATATCAACAATACTAAGTGCTCTGATAATTTCAATTCGTTCAGTTTCATCTTGAAAAGATTTAGAACCTTTAATTTTACGTTGCCTATCATTGTTAACTATAACAATAAGCATATCACCCTGCTCTTTTGCTTTATCAAATAACTCTAAATGCCCTTTATGTAATGGGTTAAAATAACCACTAACTATTATTGCTTTTTTCATCTTGTTATTGTTTCTTATGTAAAGATACGAAATATTTTTAACATTACCAAATTTATTTCCAATTAAATCCACAACCCATATGACCGAACCCAGCGGTTCGTGCAAAATCAGGACTACGTAGTTCTAAGAAATCAATGATTCCTTGAGGAGATAAGTCATATCCCTCGATTGGAGTTTC